AACGAGTTGATTACAATAGAAAGCAAAAGTTGAGTATATCAAGAAAACTACAAATATTATCATTACAAATAGAAGATAAATCTGATGATTGTATAAATACTATTTTTAATAACCAAGATGAATGTGGAGAAGAAATATGTAAAATTTTCAAAGATCTTTCAATAGTAAATTGTTTAGTTTATGGTATGACTCAAACAGGTAAGACAGGTTGTATGACATCTCTTATACAACATTTTGCTTTATCAAACTTAATTCCAATTAATAATATATATATTATTACTGGGCTATCTGACAAAGAATGGAAGAAAGATACTAAAAATAGAATGCCAGATTCAATTAACGATCGAGTGTTTCATAGATCAAATTTACCTAAAACATTTTATAGAGATATTGGCGAAAAGAAGAATATTTTGATCATAATGGATGAAATACAAATTGCTTGCGAAGAATCACAAACTATTCATAAAACATTTGAAAAATGTGGGTTTTATGATTTAGATTTATTATTCCAAAATGATATAAAATTAGTTCAATTTTCAGCTACTCCTGATGGAAATATAAAGGATATTTCAGATTGGAAGCATCATTCTGAAAAAATTAAATTAAAGCCTGGATATGGTCATTATGGTCCCAAAGAAGCTATTGCTCAAGGAAGAGTAAGACAATTTAAAGACCTTATCATAGAGAAAAATGTTTATGAATTAAAACTTGATATAGAAAATTTTATAGATCCTAGGTATCACTTAATTAGAGTTCCCAACAAACGTGAAAATAAAAATGGTTCTAATAATCAATCTATAGTTATATCAAATTTCAAAAATGTATTTGGATATAGTTATGAATACAATATTGAATATCTAAAAGCAAAAAAATATGATATCAATGTTCTACTAAAAATTAAACCAATTAAACCTACATTTGTCTTCTATTGTGAAATATTAAGGTGTGCCAAAACACAATATAAAAAATTTATAGGTATTTCATATGAAAGATTCTCTATTATTATAAATGATTCTACGATTCTTCAGGGATCATTCGGAAGATTAACCGGATATGATGATAATGGTGATAGTTTATGTTATACAAATGTACCTTCTTTAGAAAATTATATTAAATTGTGGGAAAGTGATATGGAATTCAAAAAGGGAATTAAATGGAATACAAAAACTACTAATTACAATTCAAATGATGATATTACTTATAGCACAGGGACATTTAATAGTGTAAAACATATTGAGCAATTAAAAGATGGCTGTACTGAAAAAGTTAAAGAAGATAGAGGAGAACCTTTTATTAAAAAGTTTTATGGCGATTCTGGTGAAAAAGATGGAATGGAATTTTTTAAAGATAAATTAAAAGATAAGTTTGGTGGTAAAGGCCCGAATCAAACAAAACAAAATACGGATGGTTTTTATGTAAGACCTTTAGGCAAGGATAAAAATAGAAAAGATGTTTTATCAACTGAAAAAATGTATAAACATCGTAAGTGGAACCTTGATGGTATTAATTCAAAAGGAAGAACACAGTATACATGGTTTCCATGCTATTCAGATGTAAACGATCCAAAAACAATAGAATGGTGGTTAATATTTTATGAATAAATCAGCATTTCATTAATTAATAAATTAATACAACACAATCAAAAAGTTCATTATTGACAAACTATACGAAGATGTGGAAATTATTTTTTTGAATACCTAAAAAAAAAATTGATTATTTGTAAGCAATAATTTGATTATTATATAAATAAGAAAAATATGATTCATCTTATGATACGCAAAGATCCTATAAGAATTATACAAACGTTTATAAGAAGATGTAATAGTATTTATAATTTATTACCGAATGTACAAACCAACGAAGGTATTATTTCTTATAAAGACATAAACTATTTCTACAATGTCGAAAATAAAGATAAGAACGATTTATCTAACAAAACACGTGAAAATATTATTGCGTCGATAATCAATCAAACAATTCCACAAGGTTACTTCAAATATTCGAATTTATGGAAAACCATAAATAACGGTGTAAACGATTATTTGAATCAATTAGCATGTCAAAAGAACCTTATTATTGATTCCGTGGTGTGTATGCCTAAAGCAGGTCGAGGGAATCACTATGATTTCCAAATAACTATAAATAAGGACCATATCTTTGATATTGAATTTAAGTTTAATGCGAGCACTGTAACCGAATGTCCACAATTTGTTTCACCTATGAATCCGAGTAAATATTTAGATATTAATTTCGAAGAATTCTTCTATTCTAACTATTTAGGATTAATCGCAATTCATGGTAAATTAGAATTACCCGATAAAAGTATATATTTACAAACCATAGGGAACAATAATGTCGACTGTATGAAACCCTATAAAGAGAAATACGACACTGATAAAGGTTTCAATGATTACTGTAAAAAAATAGATAAACAAGCCATAAAACAATTTATTAGTAGTTCCAATCTAAATATTGCTAAATTGTCTAGGTATCTATCGGAAACTCAGAGTAATAAAATATACATGTGTTATAAAAATAAGGTATTCTATTTAGATAAAGTAGACCCATCAATATATACAATAAAGGACACCATACAAAAGAAAAATACGAATTACATATGTATAACGGAAAATAATATGTTAGTTGAAATAAGATTACGATTCAAAAATGGATGTGGACTACAATTCCCAGCATTTCAAATAAAAAGAAAATTTCCAAATGTTAAAGAATTGAAAGAACTGTGTAAAGCGCATAATATAGTTGCCCCCAGATTGAAGAAGGATATGATTGATATATTGACTCGACATTCTATTATGATTTGACATAGGTATATATAGGAAGCACCGTACTAAGTTCCGATGTATTAATGGCATTATTGCTGAAATATAGTTTAATAAATGTGTGGGTTCGAGGGTCATTAAATGACTCAATCAACATTTGGTATTTTTTCTTTAATTCTTCTCGCGATTCTATTTTAGTTTTGGTATATTTAATACATATTAAATGATTTTCTATTAAATATTCTTTGGGGGTATCTATTAGACAATGATTGAAGTTGTAAGTTCCCACACCATACCCTCTATTAATAACCAATAATGGTTCACACGTGCCTTCTTTATCTATATAGTTTTTCTTTTTGTCATTTTTATATGTTTTTATATCCAACATTCCATTTGAAATATCGGAACTGTAAATAAGTAGTGTTTTACTAGTATCATCGCAAAGTATGTCCTTATGTTGATTCCAAACAACATTACCGACCGATACATTAAACCCGAGTTCATTCAATGAACACGAATCCTCGTATAGTTCCTTTAATTGTTCTATAAAATTCGGCTGACCTAATATAGATAACTCGGATATGTCTAATAAATATTCCGAATTGTCAAAGACTGTTGTATTTTGAACTATCAATAGTATTGTGTCTTGTTTGGTTTCGATATAATCATCGTGACATTCCACAATATTTAATATTTTATAATTATTATAAATATGATTCCTGGTTTTATCGTAATATATACAATTTAGGAAACTTTTAGGAAGAATAAAACTAAGTATTCCATTTTCATTTAATAATCCTAACGATTTAATAATGAATAATATGAATATATTGGGTCTCCCATCAAAGTATTCGTGATATTTTTTATCAACGTCGTCTTTTTTCATTACATAAAATGGTGGATTTCCAATTATTAGGTCGTAATTTGTTTCCGATTCATAGTTTATGAAATCTTCATTTATAAGACTAACATTAGTTGTTTCTTTTTCTTTTATAGACTTGTAAATTGTTTCATTGTATTCTATTCCAGTTATTTTGAAATCCGTGTTTAGATTTACCAACTTACTGATATACTCACACGAACCACATGATGGTTCTAATACGGATTCAATAGTGCTAACATAATCTTTTAATAATTCTAAATTATTGTTTATTGTTTTTGGTGGCGTAAAGTATATTCCATTATCCTTCTTTTCATCTTTGGTGATTTTTTTAGTCAAATCAATGGACACTTGTGAATACTTAGTGTTATCTACGACGGATGGCTTTCGATTTCGTTTTATTTTTATTTTTATCTTTATTTTTTTGTTTGGGAACATACTGTATTATTTTTATATATTACAATAATTATCAAAATATTTTTTCAAATTTTAATTTTACTATTAAAATATAATATATTAGATTAATGACACTAACGATTCTTACATATGATGGACTTGTTACCGGTTCTGTTGAACTTAGAGAATATAATAAGAAATATGTTGTAAATTCGTATAAAAACTTAAGACAAACACCTATAATAAAGTATTTTAATGATTATGATAAAGTTAAAGGTAACGAACCTTTTTATGATGCTTATTTAGTGTATTTAGCATTTCAAAAAGGATATACTAATAATTATTATCCGATAACTTTTACAGATAAATCGATTTCAAACAAAGGTTATTCAAGTAAATTACGCACTTCAATGCCGAATATTAAACAAAAGATAAATAGTATTCCTGGGTATGAAACCGCAATTCATGTATTTATAATGTGTCCATTTAGTGAAAAAATGATTCGTGATATAAAAGAAACCATGGAGGAGTTAAAAGAAGGTGACATTATTATTCATATACAAGGCGAAGCTATGTTGAATGAAAATAATGAACCTCGTTATAAAAATGATGAAAAGGATCGTGATACTGGAATGACTAATAAAGGTTCAATGTTTGGAGAAGCGTTTAATTTATTTACTGGGGGATTAGAAGTCCAAGAATTTAGAAAATTAGTTAATAAGTTCGGAGCAAAAATTTACGCTGTAAAACCAGAGTGTTCTGATAAAACTTCATTCCGAAATGTGCCTAAATTATATAGAGATGCTACTAAAGATATTTTATCGGTATGTTCCGGAGATAATCTAAAACTAAAATATCGACTATTAAAAGTACATAGTGTATATCAAGATATTACTGATAAAGATAATTTAGCAAGTTTAAGTTTATTAAGTGAATTATGTAAAGACAATAAAGTATACATAAATCTAGTAGGTTATAGAATATATAGTAGTAATACTGAAAATATAAATGGGCTTCAGTTTTATCCTATACCAAAAAAATACAATGGGTTTCGTCGAAATCCCAAAACAGGTGAATATGAAAAGCCCTATGATAAACGTGGGGAAGATTATGGAAACCAGCGATTTATGAAACAAAAATCTATTGCTAGTTATAATGAATACATACAAAAATTTATTAATGTATTAGAATATAAAAAAAATAATTTTAATTATATCAAATCAGGTATAGTAGATGGCACCGGTATACATTCGCGGTCACTACGTTCACCTTTTAATATGACATTGTATTTTAATCCTCCATTTTAATTACACGTTATTTTTAGGAATATTGGGAGGTCATGTGGAATGATTAGTGTAATTATATACATTGTATATGAACTTAAAATATTCGTATTAGCTTCACTACTATATAGTGAATTGTTAAGTTTAGTGCTATTAAATGTTTTTTTTAATAAAATATTGTCATTTATGTCGTCTATTTCTAGATAAATGAGTGATGAATTAATACTCATTTTGAATTCTTCTAGATGTCCTATGTACACCTTGAATTTCTTTACAGTGTCATAGGTTTCAATAATATTTTGTTGTCCACATTTGTATAGATCTAGAGCACAACTATCAACATTATATGTGTTGATTGCGAGTGTAGCGAAAGCAAGCAAGTATTTGAAATAAGCCATAGTGATTGTTGGTTTTAATTTTAGTTAGTATGTAAATAATAAATCAATTTTTTATTATCACCGTGTAATCATAATAAATTTAACTATGTAATCATAATAAATTTAACTATGTAATCATAATAAATTTAACTATGTAATCATAATAAATTTAACTATGTAATCATAA